CCTGCAGTGCGGCCTGTACCCAGAGACGATGGGCGAGGCCTTCCTTGACGTGTACACGACCATCTACGAGCGAAGGCTGGCTGCCAAGGCCGCGGGCGATAAGGTGACCGCTGACACGCTCAAGATTGCGCTTAACGGCACCTTCGGTAAGCTTGGCAGCAGGTATAGCTGCCTGTACTCACCGGGCCTGCTCGTGCAGGTCACGCTTACCGGCCAGTTAGCACTACTTGACCTGATCGCGATGGTAGAGGGCGCGGGCGCGCAGGTGGTGAGCGCCAACACCGACGGCATCGTGATACGGGGCAAGAAGACGCGCTACGTGGCCGTGCAGGAGGCCGTGGTTAAGTGGGAGAAGTGCACGGGCTTTGTGACCGAGGAGGCCGCCTACCGCGCGCTGCACTCGCGTGACGTGAACAGCTACGTGGCCATTAAGGCTGACGGGCACGTGAAGCTCAAGGGCGCGTACGCCACCACCACGCTCTCAAAGAGCCCGGCTAACGAGATATGCTCGATCGCGGCCGTCAAGTACTTGGCAGAGGGCGTGCCCATCAGGCAGACCATCTACGGCTGCGAGGACATCACGCTCTTTGCCACGGTGCGTGCGGTGCGCACGGGTGCGATCTACAGGGGCAGGTACTTGGGCAAGGTGGTGCGCTGGTACCGGGGCACTGAGGGCGACTTCATCCGCTACAAGAAGAACGGCAACAAGGTACCCAAGTCAGACAACGCGGTGCCAATCATGGAGCTGCCAGAAGTATTACCCACTGATATCGACTACCAGTGGTACATGAGCGAGGCGGTAAAGATTCTGATAGACGTAGGTCTTCATAAACTTTATTGACTCAGTTAAAAAAAAGCTTTACATTGTCAATTCACACGGAGAAACACATGCTCACACGATATATTGCTTTTGTAGTTAAGGCCTCAGTAATTCTGTATTCCATCTTCATCCTGTACTTTGTTATTTCTTACGGGATGTGATCATGGAACTCAAACCAGAGCACCTACCCTACGCCCCAGCCTCGGCCACCAACGTGCAACGCACTTGGAAAAAATACGGCTGGACCCCGCCCTCAAAGGATGCGGTAACCATTGCCAAGTGGGACTACTACAAGAGTCTCTCGTTGTTATCAGAAACCGCCCTACACATTAAAAAGGATTAAACCGTGGAACAAATTACACAGATCGCATTGAACAAAGCCATTGTTTTATTAAAGGCCATCAAGGCCGAGTACGTCATCCAGATACCGGATGAGCCAATCATCAACGAGGGCTCGCTTGAGGTGGTCGCACCGCGCGAGCGTAAGAGGCGTCAGATGACGGTACCCTACGGCACGTACAGCACCTTTTTAACCGGCAAAGACTTTGACAAAATGCAACCCAGTGACGTGTTTTTACTTGAACCCGGCGAGTTTGACGCCGAGTCGTTGCGATCGGCGGCCGTGTCGCGTGGGTGCAAGTTGTGGGGCAACGGCTCGGTCATAAGCACCATTAAAAACAACGTCATCGAGTTCATGAGGCTGCAATGAAAGAACAACGCGAAATGCAGACGCACGTCGACGAGCTCAACGCTCATATTAAGGCGCAGTCAGATAGGATTGATTTCTTAAGCGCGACGCTTGATCGAACGACTAGGATACACCGCGGTCTGGCGGCTGATGCGGCACGCTACCGCTGGCTGAACAAGTACACCAGCCAGTTGTTCATGGTGACCGAGCAGCAGATGAACGACGAGGTTGATCGTGCGATGAGTGGGGGTGTGAAATGATAGACTTTTATCCCCACCCAACAGATCCAAACTTGGTAGTTTTAAAAACAAAGCCACGATACATAGGCAAGCACTCAGACGAAGATTTAAAAGCTGCTGTACTTGCAGAGCGCGAGGCTTGCGCAAAGCTGTGTGAGTCACTGGGTGTATACCCTGAGTTAAATGTTTGGAATGGTGGGCCCGATTGGTACAAACGTCAAAAAGAATGTGCCACCGCAATTCGTGCGAGGGGTGCGTGATGAACAAAAAACCCGTAGCACACATCGTATTTATTAACGACGCACCGCGGTCCGTGATGCTGGTGGAACATGCAATTGAGCTTTGTGGTGAGGTATTTGACTCAACACCTGTATTTGAAAGCGTGCAAAAAGATTGGTACTTCATTAATGAGGTGCAATTTAAAACGCTTGCTAAAAAGTTTGGTTACGAGAAAAGGAAAGTGAAATGAAAGAAACCAAATACACATATGAAGTAATAGGTTGTGCAACGATTTACATTGAAGAAGGCATGTACTTAATCGCCGAGCTTGAACAGAAGCTGGCTGACTTTAAAAAAGTATCAGCAGCTATGACCAAGCAGCTTGAGCGGTCAATGCAAAAAACCAGACAGGTGTTGAAATGATGTTTAACTTTTTTAAGAAAACCAAAGAAGATTTGCAAGCTGTTTATGAGCCGCAAAACATTCAGCCAGTAAGTGAAGCGTGGAAAACATCTGACGGTAAACTTTTTACCGACCTAGAGGCGGCATTGCGTCATCAAGACAGGCTAAATAGACGCTCTATTCACGAGGAATTTAGAACCATATACGGGTTTAATTCTGTTGATGTTGATGAAATTCTTGTGTGTTGGGAAGCGTATGTGGCTGACAAACTTAAATCAGCGGAGGTGTTGAAATGACCACACCAATCACATCAAAGCAGCTCGCAGCGCACATTCTGAAGATACTTGAAGACGTTGTGGCTGACTACCCTGAAGACGAGCGTGAAGAGGCTAAGGCAGCGATCCTGAACGCATATTCAGGTCAGATGTTTGGTATGCCAATGAGAATGGGAATGGGAGAGGACGCATGAGCGCACTCAGACGCATTTTAAAAGTAAAAGGTGGCTACGAAGTCACCGTTTCTTGCACCAAAAAGCCGACTCTGACGGCGTTTTATCGAACTTACGAACAGTGCGGAAAATTTGCAGACGATTATTTTCTTGATTACTTAGGCGTACAACTGAAGAGCGTTCATCACCCCGAAGGCAATGGCGTAGAGCCTGATGGTTTAAACCCTGACTCACTTGAAACGATGGAGATTGAGATACCTATGAACGAACGACTGAAAGAGTTGTCACGACAAGCGGGGTTTAAAAACTGGGGGTATGACGAAGAACTTGAACGCTTTGCCGAGCTTGTGCGCCAAGACGAGCGTGAGCAAATCAAACAAGAAAATCAACGTTGTTATGTTGAAAGGGGCAATCATGAACAAAATTGATTTAATTATTGATGCGCTACAGGATACTGATTCAAAATGGTCGTATCGAAAGCGTGGTGAAGCCCTAGCCGCAGCCCGTGAGTTGCAACAAGAGTTAGCCAAGCCTGAGCAAGTGTTTGGGGGCATGACTGACCGCGAAGCAATGACAATGGCGTTGAGAATATTGGCAAACAAGCGACTACGCACAGACGAACACCTCATTCCGATTGTTGTTGATGCTTTACGCCAAGCACTCGCACAGCCTGAGCAAGAGCCTGTGGCATATGTTGAAAAAGGCGATTTGTATTGGTGTGATGATACAAGCGTTTATGACGCAGAAAAGTTAGACGGTCATGGGCTTTACACAGCACCATCACCCAAGCCGTGGGTCGGGCTGACGGATGAAGAGATCAAAGAGGTGCTTGGATTAAACGAAACCTCTTGGTCGTTATCAGGGGTTGCGTTGCAACATGTAATGGATGACGCTCGTGCCTTAGAAACAAAGCTGAAGGAGAAAAACGGTGGCTAAGCCTAAAGCAGAGTACACAGTCACTCTTAACGAGCAGCCAATGACGCAAGAAGAGATAAGCGCCAAGTACGTTGAGAACTCCAAAAAATACCTGCAACAACAAATTGACTTTTATAAAAAATTGAACCAGTTAAAAAGGAACGAAATGACGCCATCAGAGAAACTACATCTTGATGCCGCAGCCTACGCAACAAACCGCGGGAATCTTTATCTTGAAGTTGCGAAAGAAGGCATAGCTATAAAGAGAACACCCGTGCAAATGCAAGGTATTTGGTTGGCTCATTACGAGGGTTACAGAGAAGGCTACTGGGTGGCAACAAGCAATGAATTCACAACAGACCCCGCTAAACTAAAGGAAACAAAATGACACCAGATAACAAGGACAAAGAGTTTTACGAGCTTGGTAAGAAAATGTTTGACCATATACAAGTGATCAAAGCAAGGACAAAAACTATGACTGAAGAAGACGAAGCCTTTGACGCAATTGAACGCGCTCAACAGCAGCGGGTCGAGGACAGCATACGCCGCGCAGCACAAGAGAGTGCGTTGCATTTCATATCGGAGAGTGACGCAATCGAACTGGGCATGATGACGCTACGCAAGGCGTACGAGATTGGCTATCGTGCAGGAATGTATACAGAGCAGAGGAAGAAAGATGAACATCCCCGCTGACCTGCCAATATGGATGATGTGGTTTTACGGCGCATGGTGCGCACTGATATTATTTTTTAAATGGTGGTTTAAATGAAAGAACTAACCGATTTTCAAAAGAAGTTCTTTGCCCGCGGCACAGGTGCCACGCTGTTCACGCAGGAAGAGTTTGATAACGCCCTTGCAATTGCCCGGGCCGAGATCATGCAGATCGCGATCAACACCACCAAGACCGCGATTTCAATCGAGCGCGACGAATGCGCCAAGATTGTTGACGCGATGCGCAAGGGCCTTGATGGTGTGGACGTGCCGATGGTGCTGGACGTGGCGCTCGAGCAGCTCGCAACGCAGATCCGCGATAGGCTAACGAAGCAGCGGCATGGTTAAGGGGTCCGACATGGAACTGAACGAGCAAGAGTTAAAAGGTATTGCGCAAATAGGCGCAGCAATACGCGCCAACGCGCAACAAGTAGGTGGCGCACACTACGCAGTCAAGGCCATACAGCCGTGGGACTTCATCATCGCCAACAACTTGGGCTATCTAGAGGGCAACGTAGTGAAGTACGTTAGTAGGTGGAAGGACAAGGGCGGCGTTGAGGACCTGAAGAAGGCGCAGCACTACCTACAGAAACTTATTGAGGTGAGCGATGAAAACATTTGACGGGCTTGAAAGCGCCCTAGTTGGCACAGCCGAAGTTTGGCAACCGGACGGTAACCGTGTCACCCGGGCAGTCTACGACGGCGAGAAGATCATCAAGCTGCTCATGCGAGACATGCCGCAGGGTGAGGCACGCGAGTACTGCGACTTCAACATCGAGGGCGGTTACCACGGTGAAGACACCCCTATTATTTTTTGGAATCACGATGAATGACGACGAGCTGTTCAAACTGTACGCCGGCATGGCGATGCAGGCCCTCATAACGGCCGCCAAGGTGCCTTGGGATTTAATCCCGCACTTGGCCAACGAGATGGCGCAAAAGATGATCGACGAGCAGGGGAGCTCGTAGTGGCCGGCTACTCGCTATCACTGATCAAGCAGATCAACGACACGCCCTTCACGCCCTTCACACGCTTGGCCATGAAGGCCATCGAGCTTGACGTGAGCATCGTGGATATTGCCGATCACCTAGAGGTGTCACGCACCGCGGTGTACGCGTGGTTCTTGGGCAAGTACGAACCAAGCGCTGATAAATTTACCAAACTGGAGAAATACCTTGAACGATGAATGCAAAACCGCTTATGACGACTGGATCAAACTGCTTAAGGACGCCAAGGCGCTAGGCATGCTCGACGACCCGTACAGCATCTGGCTGGAGGCGTGGGAGCAGGCACGGATCACGCAGAAGCAGCCTACTCCTTAGGCCTCGTTAGGTACCTGTAGCCCGCGCGAGCGAGTGCAGGTGCCTGCATCAACGCACCGGCGCCGATGCGCATCGGGTTGCGCGACATCATCATGAGGCCACCCAAGCCGCCCAAGCCCGAGATGGCGGCGTTGCCGTAGTCGCCTTGGTTGTACTCGTCAAGCGCGCTCGCGATGTCGTAGCCCGACGCCGCGCCACCCACAATAGGCATCACCTTGCTTCTTGCAAGAATGTCGCCAGCACCGCTTACGATGTTTCTGATAGCCTGACTTGCGGAAGGTTGGGCAGCCCTGCGTGCTTCAACCGCCTGACGCGCCGCCTGCTGCTCTTGAATTTCACGCGGCAGCATCAGGTTCTCGCCGGGCACGAAGCCCCGTGTCTGGCCAGCAAGCGCCTGCGCCCTGCGAGCCTCATCCCAGACTGCGCCGTAGTTGCCTGCCCTTGATGCCTCGAGGTTAGTAATCGCAGGGGTCACTTGGTTTGCGTAGTTGATGACCGCTGCACCGCGACCCGTAGCTCTTGGTGGAACGCCTGCGGCTGACGCGGCACCCGGCGCGCCCTCAGCGGCCACAGTGCGTGCGATATCAGCAACAGAGGCCGTGGGTGCTGGTGTTGGTCGAAGCGCCCTGTAGGCCGCCACAGGGGCACCCACAGCAGCACCAATGCCTGCGGGCACCAAGTTGGCGTCGATGTCGGATCCGGTGGTGGGTTCCTTGAACGACTCCTCCATGCGGTCAACGTGGGTCGCGTAGTGGCCGCCCATGCCGCGCAGGCGCTCGGCGGCCTCCTCGTAGGGGGACTTTTTTTCGTCGGCCATTATTTGGGCGCTCCGTATGTGGTGATTGCTAGGTCACGATAAAGCTGGCCGTACTTCTTGGCAATATCCTTGTACTCCTGCGAGGTAAAGAACTGGTACGGCTTCTTGTTCGTGCCCTCGGTGGACGTCACGTAGTCGCCAAACGCGCCGGCAATTTCAAGCCTCTGGTCGGCCAACGCGCGCTCCTGAGCCAACCAGCTGTTGATGATCTTGGCCGTGTCGCGAATCGATGCCATCTGCTCTTTCTGCGTGAGCACGTCAAAGTTACTGATGGCCGGGCCGAAAGCCGACTTGCCGTCCTTGGCCTTCTGCACAAAGATGGTGGATAAAATCATGTCCATCTGGCGCAGCTTCTCTTGCTTTGGCTCCGACAATTGCTTTACAAACGCGGGGTAGGCATCGACACCGATACCAAAGTTATTGATCTTGAAGCCGTTCTTTGCGAGCTCATACATCGCAGCACCAGCACCCTGCTTGAACATCAGGCCGAGCGCCTTCTTCATGTCGGGATCGTTGTTGACGAGGTTATCAAGCGAGTCGTACAGACCCTGAGTGCGCATGATATCGTCGGGGTTGATCGTGCCGACCTCCTTGATTCTTGGCGCAAAACTCTCTGCTCGCTGTGTGCTGGCGTTTGAAATCTGATCACGCTCAAACTTAATGGTCTCGGCCTTGCGCTTGTTGTACTCAGCGATTGTGTTTTCTTTGAGCTTTGACCAATCCGCAAGCGAACTCGCACCCCGCTCGGCCAACACCTCACCGTCTGGCGCAATGATGCGATCGGCCTCAATCTTAGGCGAACCCAGAGCCTCGGTGGCCGTTCTGACCGTGCCAGTAGTAGCCGCAGGAGCTGCGCTTGTTACAGGCTTGTTGGTTTCTTCAGTGCCGTGAAAATCGGCCTCTTCCCCCGGTTCTCTTGGAGGGGCTTCGCCCATCATGCCATTGCCTGTGGGTGCGGGTTCGGCAGTGCCGCCACCTGCAGGGGTTGCCCGTGGTTGCCCAGCCCCGCTCGGTTGAATGCCACCCATGCCACGGATCATCGGAACAATCTCAGGACCATACTTAGCAATCAAGTCGGCCTGCGTCATGCCCGCCTTGAACTCTTCAAGCAGCGTGTTTGCCATGTCCTTGTACTGGCCGAACATGGTCTTGGCTAGTTCCGTAATCTTGGGCGAACCGTAAAACAACGGCATCGCGGCGTTCAGGCGCTGCATCATGGCGGGGTTGTTCCGTGCCTGAGAGATGCCTGACTGAATGTCTTGCGGGGTCGTGCCGAGCACCTTAGCAAACGCGTTAAGGGCTTGCGCCTCCTTACCCATCTCGTACTTCTGGCCAACCAACTGCGCACGCATCTGGGCGATTGGCAGGGCTTGTTGTTCTTCCAATTCGCGTTGCTGTCCGATCACACCCATTGCGCGACCAAAGCCCTCAGCAGCGCTACCCGTGCGACCGGGGTCTGCCAAGGCTGCAGAGATCTTGAACCAAGGTATAGAGCTGCCCCTGTTTTCAAGCGCGGCTAAGACTTTGTCAACCGACTCAGAGTACTGCTTCTGAATATCTGGACTAGCCGCTCCTATGCCCGTTGGTAGGGTTGGGAGTGCTGCTGTTGGGAGAGCCATGATTTATTCCTTAAATATTTACTTAACCGGCCAAATAACTGTCAGAGCCTGTTTGCGGCAAATCCCCATAATTACCACTTGATGGGTTTATTGGGCTGCTTTTAAATGTATTAGTCAGCCAATCGCCAATGTTGCTAATAGTGTTTTTACCACCGCCTGAAGGCGTCTGAAACAAGCCAGCAACGCCTGTGCCCAACGATCCAAGCTGCATGAGCGGCGAGGTCTGGTACGCGCCCGGTATCGGCCCTGTATAGGTCGAGGACACAGACGTTGGAATCGTAAAACCTTTCATGAGCGCTGCCTGCTGAGCCGCGACCTGCAGCGGGAACAGTTGCTGGTTCTGCGCCATCTGCTGCTGCTGACCGCCCATCGTGCTGAGCGCGTTCACGTCGCCCATGCCCAAGTTCTGCGTCGTGGTGCCTAACGCACCCATCTGCGCACCGCCAGTTAGTTGACGCGCTAGATCAGCTTGCGCAGTAGTCAGCGCGTTCTGGTAACCGGCTGCAAGTAGACCTTGCTGCTGACCGCCCAAGTTCTGCAGTGCGTTTGTGACGTTCTGACCAAGCACGTTAGCGCCGCGGGTTGAGCCAAACTGACCGCTACCCACCGCACCCGCTGTCGCTTGGGGTGAAATCGTGTTGCGAATATTTTGCAGACCAAGGCGGCCCGCCTCATCCACGACGCTGCTGATGTACGGATTCATGTAGCCCTGAGCTAAGTCAGGCGCACCCGTTGTTGCGGCGTTCATCGTGAGCGCGTTTGCAGAAGCCAAGTTTGGCTGGTAGTTGCCAACGTTTGCTGCCGTCTGGTTAAACGCCTGCTGCTGCAGAGGCTGCGCACCGATATACTGAGCGTTTGCACCTGCTTGGGTGCTCGTGCCGGCTAAGTTGTTTAGGTAGTCCATGTACCACGCAGGAGCCGCTGTAGCCTGCTGCTGCGTAGTCGTGATGTTAGGCAGCGCTGCGCCCTGAGTGAACGAGCCGCTTGATGGCATAGAGGGTGTACCCAACTGAGGCGGGGTCACGTAATTAGACGGCGCAGCGGTCAGGTTCGGACCCGTTGCGGCGTTAAACGTCGCACCCGGAGCCGCAGGCGCGGGCGTAGCCGCAGCGGCAGTCAGTGGTGACGCGTTTGGATTCATTGCAACCGGATTAAACTGGTTTTGCATGAACGAACCGATTCCGACATCGTTTCCAGCCATGATTATTTCCTTCTTACGTTTTGCAGCGCTTCTTTCATGTACTCAAGAGGCGACGCTTTTGGTGGTATTTTATCAGCGGGTGCTGATCTCGTGTGATCTCTTAGTGACTCGCGAAACGCATCTAGCAGCTTAGCGCCTGCGTCAGATGAGCCGTTACCAAGCGTTGAAACAGTCGAGGCATCAAACACGTACTCACCATCGGCGAGCATCGCGGGGATGTCATCCGACTGCCCGTCGCCCCGACCTCTGACGTAGTGCCCAGTTGCGCCCGTAATGAACTCTGGGATGTGCTCGCCCTCGCCACCGTGGGCTTGTCCACCTTCAGCCATCGTGCCTGTGGGCAGGGTTGCAATTCCTGTGCCTGCCATAGCGAGCGGGTTAGTGCCCGAGCCTTGGTAGAGCCAATCTGAGCCTGCCTTTTGACCTGTTGGGATGACAGGGATGCCGGGCGTGGGCTTACCCATCAACTGGCTACCCGCAAACGTTGTAGGATTGCCCCCAGACGTGTCAGAGCCGTAGGTGAAATAGTTAGGTGCTTGGCGTTTTTGCAACACGCCATAGAGACGCGGATCTAGCCCCGAAATGCCCTGCTGCATCTGCGCAAGCTGCAAGGGGCTACCGCCCTCTGCGGCTCTTATAGGCGCTGGTGAGCCAAGCTGCTGATACACGTTGTAGTTCTCAAATGGGTTGTATTCGTTCACGTTCACACCTTGCAAGAATGTACTTTGTAAGTTACCGGGCAGCGCCCCCGGACCCGAGCCCTGAGCGCCTGCGTACATGTACGAGGGTGCCATCGCAGCGCCCGGTGCCGAGAGCTTAGGCGCAGCCTTGGGCGGCGTGATCGCTGCCTGTACCAACGGTGGCGGGTTGATAATGGGCGGATTGATGTCGATTGGTGGTTCTACGTCAATCGGTGGGATTACGTCAATCGGTGGACTGTCAATTGGTGGGTTAATAATCGGCGGTGGTGGGTAGACGGTTGGTGGCGGCGGGGTAGGCGGCAGCGGGGGCTTAACCGGCAAGACAGGCTTGACAGGCGTAAGTGGCGCTACAGGATCAGGGTACGGCTTAGGTTGAGGCCGTGGCTGTGGCCGTGGCTGAGGCTGAGGTTCTGGCAAAACTTTCTCGCCTAGCTCTGTCTTTGTACCGTTGTTATTTAGCAACCCTAGCTTAATCGCCTCAGCGGGCGTGATGCCGAGCTTTGATGCGTTGCTGAGCATTGCCAACTTAGCGGGCAGTTGCTCATCAAGATTTTTAAGATCTTCAGTCGCTTTATCAACCTGCTCTAGGATGACCTCGGGTGGAGCAGCAGGGTTGTTGACCACGGATCTAGTTGCATCAACAACGTCTTGTGATGTGCCGCCTATGCCGTAAATGTCGCCAAGCGACTTTGCTGTAAACGCAGATGGCGTTTCCTGCGCAAACTCAGCGTAGGTATTTTCAACAAATGTTTTAACCTGCGCTTGAACTTGAGGTTCGTTAAGCCTACTTAAGTTTTGATCAACAGCGCGTGCTTGCTCAGTGATAGCTGCCAACGAGCTTGAGTCAAGGTTTGAACCCAAGTCAATTGGTCTAATTGTGGGTGCTTCAGCAAACGTCGTGGGCAACGCACCGCGAGACTCGGGCGCGAGCTGCGTAGCGACGCTAGGTGTTGTTGGGTAACGTGGGTTGATCTCATAATCAGGCTCGATAAACACTTGCCGCAAAGATTCAAATCTCTCTGGCGTGAGCGGGTTTGCGCGAGCCTCAGTAGGTGAGTAACCAATCCTTGGCGTGGTTGCGGTGCCTAAAGCGCCCGTCTCGGGTATTGCGGCAACCGTAGAGTCTATTTTTGGAAATAAGCCGCCAATCGTTTCACCAACAGTCGTACCAAAACTTTTTGGTCCTTCCATCGTGATACCGCGTTGAGCATTAGCAATTGCGTTGCTAATATCACCGTCTAACAATCCTAAATTCGGCTTTGGTATTGTTCCAACAGTGGGTAGTGCAGCCAAGTTAGTGACGGGTGGTAATCCCATACCTGAGCCCATTGCACTATTTATGGCTTCAGGGATTGCTTGAGCAAGAACCTGCCCTGCCTCTGTTTGTGGCGTGTACGACAGGCGTTTTGCAATTTCGTTAGAAATTTCGTTGATCTTAGCTGGATCAACAGGTTCACCGGTAGCAAGGTTATACCAAGTCTGTCCTGCGCCGTAACCCGCTGCAGCCACGTTACCAACCACAAAACCTAATTGGTTCATACCTACTTCGTATATGCCTAGCGCCTGATCGCGAATCTTCGTAGGCAAGTTCATCAGGAAATCAGGCAATGTACGGGAAGTATCTTGCGCAGGCTGATCGTATCTAATTACGTTACCGCCTACATCT